AGTTATAAGTTCAATTACGAATGGTAATAAAATACATTTGAGATATTCAGACGATGATACAAAAGGTCATTTTGATATACCGAAAGTTATTATAAATGGTGGACGCTATCCATATCCCTATAATGATTACAAGGGTAAATATGGTATGACACAAAATTTATTTGCTATACCCATCACATCCAAAAAACATGGCGATGATATTGTTAAAGCGATAAATTCGGAAGAATTTCATAGTATTTTAAAAGCAACAAAATGGAATACTTTTTCCATTGATTATAAACTTTTTAACCATTTTAAATCGGATTTTTATAAACCATTTTTGAAAAAAGGTAGAAAAACACGCAAGTATAGACATTATTAGGCGTAGCCGTCATTAGGCTTAGCCGTCATTAGGCGTAGCCGTCATTAGGCTTCGCCGTTAGTCGTGTTTCGCATATAGTTGAAAAAACTCGCAAATGATGTTGATCTGCGAGCTGGTGTGTTGTCTATCGGTGGTCGTTCAACAGAAATAAAATCAGGCATATTAGTTTCGTTTGGCGGTGTTGTTGATTCTGTACATGTTTGTGTTTGTGTTTGTACGTCACACTTTTTATTTTTATCATCTATTACCACGTTCGCATTTTGCCTTAAATAATAAATGAAAAGTCCGGTTGTTGTGCCTACTATTACTGTTCCAATAATACATTTAATCATATATGTAAAATATACTTAAATATAAGTATTGTATTTAAGTATATTTAATTTCATTTTGTTCTGCCTCCCCTAATTTCATCTTTTCTATAATAAACATCCTTTTATATTTTTTCTTACCGTCACTGCTATAACCATTACATAAACGCTTTGGTACTAATTTATAATTATATGCGCGTAGTATTTGCCTAATTAGATTAAGTAACGGCCACCGCTGTTGTGTATCCGCATGGGACTGTAATGATGTCATATCAGATGATGAAAAAAATTGTTTAAGTAGAGGAATATTGATTTTAATTTTATCATATGTCGTGTCATCCAGCAATACTTCTCTGGGTATTAGCAGTCCATTCACGTCGTGGTTTGGTAATATATGTTCTATTTGTAATAATTTAATAATAGTTGCCAAATTATTCATATATGTTATTCATATTTTAAAATTTATATACCAAACGATGGTATTTTATATACTCCATTATCCGATAACGACCATTTTGCTATAATAGCCGGTTTCTGTTTATTTGAAATTATATCTTCGGGTTTATAAACATTGTTCATGTTATCAATATAGTAATTTATACCCTTTATCTCTTGAACCCAAATTTCTATTTTTTCTACATGCTTACCGCTTTCATCTAGTTTATTATTAATTGCTCCATGTGGCGTGCCTTTAATATGTGTACCACAAAAATCACCATTCTCAGTTTTTTTACTACGAGTACATTGTTCGCCGTTTGCTCGTTTTGCGATACATAAATTATCACTAGGAACAATGTTCTTAATACGTTTTCTTTTTTGAAAATCGTCCTTTTCAAAAATTAAACTTGGATTATCAAATACAAATTGTAAAAATTCACTCTTTAAATCGATACCATCAGTCGTGGCTGTTTTTGTTGTTACTGTAGCATTATGTGTATCAAACCAATTTTTTATTTGTGTTTTAACATCAATTTGATACTGTTCAATCCGCTTATTAATCGTTTTTTCCATCTTTTATTGATTAGTGTTTTATTGGGTATTATTAATATTATATATTTAATTCAATTTTTTATACTTGTAAATTCTTTAACCTTGTAAATTCTTTAACCTTGTAAATTCTTTAACCTTGTAAATTCTTTAACCTTGTAAATTCTTTAACCTTGTAAATTCTTTAACCTTGTAAATTCGTAAATACGAGTCCCGATTGTTTTGGCAATATCGAGTATAAAATAGCTAAAGCTATGAACCATAATAGATAATTACCATACACGTCAAAACCAATTCCGAAGAATGAAAACAATGTTGTAGCCACCACTGACAATAATAATACTGCTAAAAATAATATTAATGTTCTCGTAAGTCTTGACATGGTATATAGTTTAGTAAGAATAAATTTATAGTAAGAATAAATTTATAGTAATAATAAATTTATAGTATAATTAAACATATTAAACATATATTTAATTATTTAATTATTTGTTACACAGTACAGTGGTATGAATTTTTCATTATTAGATGAAAATGTGTCACTAACGATGAATATATTCATTATAATTGCAAACATTATTAATTTATTTTATAATATTCCTCAAATGATTAAAACATATAGGACAAAATCGACACGCGATTTTAGTGCTTTATTTATTATTCTACGAATAATAGCCAATATTATTTGGCTTGCTTATTCTATTGAAATTAATAGTTTTCTTATGTTGATTAATAATTTAGTAACAGTTATAGCCTCCGTATTTATTGGATATTATAAATTTTTTGAAATGTATGAAGATTATAAAACAAAGCCTGTTTCTGAAATTATTCAAATAGAATTTCGAACGTCGGTATAATTAAATTTTTTAATTTTTAATAAAAATTCATAAAATTAAAACTTCATAAAATTATACAATTATTGCTTCATATGATAATGGTACTTGTTGTTCATGTGTTTTGACAGCTAAAACAGAATTTTTGGTGTCGCCATATGATAGTATTGAATCATAATTTTCATCTATCCAATCACCACCACTACCTGATGATACTTTTATTTTACCAATGAAAAGAGCAAAACGGACTAATCCGTCTTTTTTATCTACATCATCTCGCATTTCTTGTTCAAAATAGTAATATGGCCCAAAAATCGCAGCAGATGTAAATTCTCTTTGAACACCTAATACTGCCGCTGCAACACTATTTTTATAGTAACTTCTGTAATAACCCACGATTGGACATTCATAGGGATGTCCTTTTTTGTCATGTATAAATAATAATTTAATATTATTTAAAAAAAACCGTGTCACCTCGTAATCGATATCAAAATTTAATACTTTTTTATAATTAACAATTTCAGAAGATAATGCCCACCACCATTTGGAATTATATTCATTTTTATCTATTATAATTTGTTCTTTATCCGTATTGTTTTTTTTATTATTTTTTTTCTCTAAAATTAAATATACATCATTGTCATTTTCAATATAACCTTTATATTTAATATCTACATTCAAATCTTTAAAAATATGATTAAATTTATTTACCACATCTTCTATATTAAATGTATTTACTACAGGTAAATGTAAACGATCACCATCCTCTTCTTTATAGAGTAAAAACATGACAAACGGTTTAATATATTCTGTTATCATATGATATACACATACATGTATAATCTTATTTTTCATATATGTCGGATTTAATTTGGTGTTATCTAAATCATCTCCATAATAGTGTACATCTTTATTTTTTTCTTTATCATCTGTTTTTTTTTTATTTTTTTCTTTATTATTATCATTTTTATCTGATGATATATAAAAATTTTGTATACTATCCATGTTCATTTTTGTAAAATCGCGAACATGATCTTCGAATATTTTTTCATTTTTTTTATTTTTTTTATTTTCATTATCATGGAGATGATGTTTAATACCAAATTTGGTTTGTATTAAATTTTTTAATTTATTATTATTATTCATAATATATAAAAAGAACTATATATTTTTTAGAGGTTTATGTCTTATACTTTCTTTTGTATTAATAGCTCTATTTTCTAATATATATTTTACAATATCGTCGGTTGGTATATTTGGATTATTTTCAAAATATTTTTCTAAACTTTCCAGCAAATATTTTTTATTTATCGTGTTTTTGATATTGCTTTTGGTATAAATAATTTTTCCTTCACTACTATCAAAACAATCAATATCCTTTGACTTCATTATTTCTACTAAAGCATTCGACAATTCTGTTTTTTTTATCCTTCGTTCTTTAAGTTCTTTTTGTAATACTTGTATTTCTTTTTCCAATTGTAACCAATGTTTAATGGTGTGAGTTATTTTATCTTTTGCAGACATTTTAGTATATACAAATAATATTACTATATCTTTTTTACGATAAATTATTTATTATTTATTATTTATTATTTATTATTCGTGTAACCAATATTTTTTTTGTACCACTCATCGATAATCCCTTTTCTTTTAATATTTTTTTAAGTCCAATTATATTGGTGGTCTTAAATAATTGTTCCATTTCATCTGTCCATTCTTCAACAACTGATGCTTTAATGTTTTTATTGTTTTTATTATTATACATAATCCAATGAATATAACAATATACTTCTGTACCTTTTTGATAAGCATTTTTATTACATAATTGTCCTTTTTGTTTGCCGCTTTTATATGCCCAACAACAATTCATATGCTTCATACTGTCTTTTTCAGGCCAGTTTACTCCATTTTTTTTCTCGATACCATTATACTTTATATAAGGTAGTAATTTATCAAATTTGGTTCGACAATATGGACAGCGTATTTCATTATTATGTAGCTTATCCGAATCATAATTATTAGATGTAAGTTTAGTACATACTTCATTATACAATGGAATATAGTTGAATCTATGCTTACATGGTAATGTAATAAAATTTTCAGTTAAATTTTGATAGGTTAACATACATTTATTATCTTCATCATTTGGTATATTTATATTTAATTCCATATTTAATGCTATATTTAATTGTTCATTAAAATCAACATTATCTTCAATAATATAGTTCATTATGTAATTAATAATATATCGTCTTTATATATTATATTATTAATAAAATGAAAAAGAAAGATTGGGGAAACGCAGTATGGTACTTATTTCACACTTTAGCAGAAAAATTAAAACCTGAATTCGTGAGCGAATTGCCCGTACTGTTTTCACAAATTAGTGGAATATGTAATAATTTGCCTTGTCCCGATTGTCAACAACATGCAACACAAATAATACGACGGTCAAACGCCGCACATATAACATCATCTAAAGAAAATCTTATAAACTATTTATGGTCATTTCACAACAGTGTAAATAAACGTACCGGTGCGGCTGAATTTACAAAAGAATCATTAGATATGTATAAAAAAGCGATTACACAAAATGTCGTTCAACATTTTATTAACATAATGAATGAAAATTTACGTAGTGAGAGAGCAATGTTATATACATTTCATCGGCAGAAATTTATTAAAGGGTTTAAACAGTATATTAGCGAGAATGCGAACAAGTATAATAGTTAAAAGGAACTCGTGTGTTCCTTTAATTTCTAAACGATATTGCTTGATATTAATGTGCCGCCTTTATACACGCTGCACTTAAATGTCTGCTTAGATGGTTTGGAGCACATCACTTTATTACTCTGTAATTCATCAAAATACAACAACGAATCATACCCCGATTGATGAAACAATGTATACCACGAAGCACCCAATACAAATCCAACCAATGTTCCCAATATACTGCCGCCAGATGTTGTACATTTATTGCTAATCTTGGTAATCGCATCTAACGCCAATAAGCATAGCAACGATGCTAGAACAATATAATTAATTTGATTATTATAATACATCGGCAACACTAAATAAGCGATGGTAAAGGCGATAAACAAACTTGTTGGTGCGGGGCTATTAAAATTAGTCAAATAAGGTATATCTATTATATTACACGATAACGCAAAATTTGGATCTATTTTGCTATCTATCTGGTTCATTAAAAAAATATTAATAACCGATGCAATCAGTACACCTGCTAAATAGACAATACCTTTCAAATTCTGATTAAATAAAGATGACATTATTAAAAAAAACCCTAATAAGAGTGGCGAGAAAGCCGAAAATAATTGTAACATATTAGATAAAGTAAGTTGAATCGCCATCTTCTCTATTATTATATTATATATAATATATAAAGGTTTATTTGTATATTATATAAATTACAAATAATGGGTATTCCCAGTTATTTTTCACACATTGTCAAAAAACATCGGCATATTATTAAAAAATTCATTCCAGATAAAGATACTATTCATAATCTTTATCTTGACTCTAATTCAATCATTTACGATGCTGTGCAGTCGGATTTAGGGAAATTAAAATATTCGCAATTTGAAGATGCTCTTATTACTGCCGTATGTGTTAAATTAGTATATTATATTCGTTTACTCAAGCCCAAACACACTGTATTTATTGCATTTGATGGCGTAGCACCGGTAGCTAAATTAAATCAGCAACGACGAAGACGCTACATGACTTGGTTTCAAAGTCAAATTGTATCGGGTACAGCAGACGAAAAGTGGAACACTTCAAACATCACCCCCGGCACTAGCTTTATGACCCAATTGGGAGAGAAAATTAAACTCCGCTTTTCAAATCCTAAAGAGTTTGGTCTAGAAAAAATAATAGTTTCGGCAGCAGATGAAGCCGGAGAAGGTGAGCATAAAATATATGAATATATCCGTGGATTGCCAGTATACCATAAGAACTCTTCGACCGTTATTTATGGGTTAGATGCTGATCTTATCATGCTGACATTAAATCATCTACATATATCGGATAAAATGTATTTATTTCGAGAAACACCGCATTTTATTAAAAGTTTGGACAATACATTAGACCCTAATTCACTCTATTTATTAGATATACCGATGTTTGCAATAGGTATTAGTAATGATTTAAGTGACACTATCAGTACTACCGTTTGTAATGCTAATAAAATATTTGATTATATTTTCATTTGTTTTTTATTGGGTAATGATTTTATGCCGCATTTTCCAGCATTAAATATTAGAACAAAGGGTATTGAACACTTGCTGTTGGCGTATAAACATATTTTTTGTGGTAATAATGGTAATTTAACCAGTTGTAATGGTAATTTAACCACTGGTAATGGTAATTTAACTACCGATAATGGTAATAAAATTATCTGGAAAAATTTTAGGAAATATATTAGTTATTTAGCAGAGAAAGAACACGAATATTTAATACAAGAATATGTTTCAAGGGATAAAATGGCGAATAAAAAATCTTTCTTTAAAAATGATAAAGATAAGGATGAAAAAGAAGATGAATTATTGTTGCTACCGTTGAAAGATCGGTCGGTTGAACACTACATTAATCCATACGAAGAGGGCTGGCGTGAACGCTATTATTCTGCTTTATTTGATATTAAAATAAATGATGAACGCTGTAAAGAAATTTGTATTAATTATTTAGAAGGATTGGAATGGACGATGAACTATTATACCAGCGGCTGTATTGATTGGCGATGGTCTTATAAATACCATTATCCGCCTCTCCTGTCTGATTTAATTAAATATATTCCTTATTTTGATACAACATTGGTGAGTATTAAAGCAAAAAATCCGGTGACACCAATGGAACAATTGTGTTATGTATTACCGAAAAGTAGTCATTATTTACTACCTCAAAAAGTACATGCTCAAATCAAACCGGAATGGTATTCAACAAATTGTCGTTTTCATTGGGCATTTTGTAAATATTTCTGGGAATCGCATATGGATATGCCGCACAACCGCTTTTGAAAAAACAACCTTTTAAGAAAAGGTTGCGCCAAAAATTGCGCAAATTTGTAAAGTATAAAATAACTTTAAAATTTGTATCGGTTTTGCCGCGCTTTTTTCAAAAGCGTTTTTGGTCCAACCTTTTAAACTTGTTTCACGGCGAAAGGTTGAGTGGGTTTAATTTTACATAATTTTATATTATATATTTTATATAATATAAAAATGTCTAATAAAAAAATAATTACTGAATTGTCTGTACAAGATCTAATTGACGCACAGAAATCCATTAGTGGGCATATATTGGTTATTAAATTTTCAGCCCAATGGTGTAATCCATGTAAATTAATTAAACCAACATGGGATTATTGGCTTCAAAACAATAAGCAGACGAATATTATATATGTAGAATTAGACATTGACGAAACAATGGATTTATTTATAGCATTGAAAAGCAAAAAAATGGTAAAAGGTGTACCAACAGTATTATTATTTGACGGAAATATTAAACGAGACCATTGGTTTATTCCTGAGGATAGTTTTGTTGGTGGTGATGTAGACGGATTTAAACTTTTTTTAAACCGTTGTGTTATAAGGGCACAAAGTATTTAACTTATATATAACTTATATTAAGTTATATAAATATAAATATATAAAACATATTTATATTTATATTTATAATAATTAAATGGACTTGGAAAATCTAGATTTAAATATTGATAATTATAATTTAACTGATTTATTACAATTATTCAATCTAGATTTTAATTTCAACGAGGATGAATTAAAACATGCAAAAAAGTCAGTCCTCATGCTACATCCGGATAAATCTGGATTAGAAAAAGATTTTTTCCTATTTTTCACCGCCGCTTATAAAATCGTCTATTCAGTCTATAATTTTAGAAGGACTAAAACCAAATCTACCGAATATTTTGTAGAGAAAGATGAGCAAAAAGAATTGCTATTGGACACTTTTAAAAAACAATCCAATTTTAATAAATTATTTAATGACATGTTTGAACAAGCGAAAATTAAAGATGAGGCTGAAGGCGGTGGTTATGCGGATTGGTTGAAATCTGATGAAGATATAGATACTCGCAGCACGACAATGCAATCCATGAACGAAACATTTGAACGAAAAAAGAAGGAAATTAGTGCGTTGATACCAGTTAAAGATTTAGAAGACTCGTATTATAATGCGGGTGCTTGTGCGGATCTTATGGGAGATAAACCCGACTATTATTCGTCAGATGTTTTTGCTCGTCTACCGTATGAAGATTTGAAAAAGGCACATGTAGAATCGGTTATACCCGTGACCCATGAAGATTATTTACGACGACCGAAATTTAAGAGCGTAGATGAAATGCGTCGCAATACTGAGTATAACGATACTAAACCAATGGCTCTGGAACAAGCGAGAGAATATTTAAAAAATCGTGATAAGGCGCAAAATAAAAACGATATGAATCGGGCGTATAAATTGGCGAAACAAGATGAGGTGTATGAACAGGTGAATAAAAATGTGATGAGTCAATTTAGGGGGCTCTGCCCCCCGACCCCCGTAGAAAAAGCTTAGAAGAAACACAAACTAAAAGTTTAACACGGGTTTTGCCACGCTTTTTAAACTTGTTTCACGGCGAAAGCGAAAGAGGTATAAAGATAAAACGATATAATTACACAAATGTCCGGTGCATTAATGCAAGTAGTAGGCAACGCTGGTATCCCTCACCGATTACATAATAATAGTGCGATGAATATAATATCCCACGACTGTACTTTTAGACCTATCCGATTTTCTACAAATAATTCATTTGCTATAACACGTTCGTGCGATGTCATTAAATCTATTTTTTTCAAATTCAAAATGGCGGCATTACCGGTGGGGTGGGTTTATAAAAATAAATGGACGAGTCGTGCGTTTGAAAGCATTGAATTAAAGATTGGCGGGCAAAGCGTTTTAAAGTATGATAAAGAGCGAATGCGCTTAATGAACTTAATATTTCCTGACGATATGAGGGCGAATAGTCGGCACTTGACATTTGATTATTCTTTAAGTGAAAGAATGGATATATCTTTAGAACCCCACGAAACAATGTTTGAATTTGATATTAAAGATGTGTTTGGTGAAAATGGCATACCCATGATAGCACTACGCTATAGCGATGTAAATGTTAATTTTACTTTAGAAAATTTTGCGGATTGTGTAGAATCTTATGGAGGCGATGATGTTCCTGCTCTTCCTGCTACTGATAATTATATTATTGAATGCGTACCGCAAAGTGTGGGAATATTTATGGATTCAGAACCACGTAGAGCGCTGGCACAAATGGATCACGCAATAAATATTATACACTATCAAGTTGGCACAATAATAGTGAATAATGATGAAACGTGTTTTAGGATGGGGGAAGATGGTATATGTTCTAGCGAGTATCTCCATATTACCAATGAAGATGGGAGCGAAATAGATGGACAAGTGCTCGATTTTATTGAAATATACTTAAATAGGCAATCTAGATTTAACCTTTCGGGATTTCAATCACGCCATTTTATGGCAGATTATTTACCTCATCCGGTAAGGGATAATTCCACTTCGCAAAACTTATATTATATCTCGCATTCTCCCCCGCCGCAATTCTCTACCATTCCTCTTGGACCTTTACCAACAGCGTCTGTCTTCGGACTAAATCTGGATAGAATTGATAATCACTATATGATATTGACCTATAATCCTTTACCGCCGCGTATAAAAATTACAATAATGCGTCGCGTTCATAATGTGTTTAGAATAGGCAACGGCACATCAGGCTATGGTGATGAATACAGGGATTGGTTAGATATAAGAACCGCCAATAGAAGAGAAGTGCGCAATGAAGTGCCTGTGCCTGTGCCTGCGCCCAGCGTAGCAGTCATTAGTGCTAATGCCATCTCTATATATGCTAATACTTTTGTATCTTGCGATACCATCATACCTATTCCGTTGGATGATAATATGTGCGTTATTACTTTAGAACCTATTTTAGAAAACACAGATGTCGTTCAGTGTCAGCAATGTAAGAAACTATGTCTGTTGGAAGCTATGAATGAGTGGTTCAAGATAGAAAAATTCTGTCCACATTGTCGGGCGCACAGTGATAGAGTAGAGTTTATTGTAGGTAAAGGTAAAGGGGTTTCACCCCTTTCAAACCCCAACGTGTCTTTGGAGCTTATTTAAAAAAGGGGCTGAGCCCCTTTCAAACCCCGATGCGCCTTTGGCGCTTATTTAAAAAGGGGCTGAGCCCCTTTCAAACCCCAACGTGTCTTTGGAGCTTATTTAAAAAAGGGGCTGAGCCCCTTTCAAACCCCGATGCGCCTTTGGCGCT